CTTTGAGCTTCGACTGCTCGCCGCCTGTTCGACTGACACCTGAGCCTCTGCGAGTTCTTGCGACGATGCGCTCAATAGCAAGCTTGCCGATCGCTCTCATCTTTCTCTTTGCAAAGGGAGAGCCAATACCGCGGCGAAGATTTCTCATAAAGTCTTCAAAAGAAGCCATTAGCTTTTGACACTCCTCACGACTGCGCGAATCTCAGATCGAGTCATACCAAGAAAAACTCTGTTCGGTGTCTTTGTCCCAGATTGATTCCATTCTGCTTTGTCATTCTCAATCGTGCCGTTCTTAAACCCAACGAGCACAGATCCTTTCTTATGAGATAGCACCTGCAGACCGTCTAGCATCTCTCCCTCAAGAGTCAAGTCTACGTTGCCGCGATATTTTCCTTGCGCCTGCTTGTATTCAAGATAGCTCTGTGAGTATTCAGCAAACGGCTTATGTCTGAAACTGTCGCCAGCTTTCATTATGCCCATGCCCTGCTGTGTGCGATCGATGATACCCTCGACAATCATCTTGCCAGCTTCGCGTCTTTGAGCAGCATTAAGATCCTCGGGTAAGGGGATGCGTACTCTCTGCCATGTCATAGTCCGCCTCCTTTGATGTCATCTAGTGAAATTTTAAAGCCTTGGCCAGCTGATCCCATGATCGACTCAGCTTGCTCGGCCGATAGATTGAAAGACGTCATGATGATGTGAATTCCAGCATCTCGCGGCAACATGCCAGCGGCAACATCTTTGACGACAGTCACCACCGCTGTCACTTGGGCGCCGTTGAGCACAACAGCATCTTTGTCGCTTATTGCTGACTCGCCCTCTGGCGTGTCTATCTCGACAATCAGACTTTCGATGTCTTCGTCACTCATGCGCGGGTTAAGCTTTTTGATAGCGCGGCGTCTTGTCGTAAAGCCAGCGTCCACTTCCGCTTTCATATCTGCGACGATATCGCCGCGATTGAGAATCGGCAGCTGCTCGTGAAATCTTGTAGAGATCTCAGCACCCGGCGTCCAGTCAAGGCGACTATCGATGAGACTCTGAGACCTCCAAACTGGATGCATGTGGTTTACGATAAGATTCCAAAAGTCACTTTCGGCATACGAGTAGACAGCGACTTGTTTTTGTCTCTCCTCGCTCGTATCCATTTCATCAATTAGCTTTGATATCCCGCTTGCGAAGTTGTCTTGAGTCAGTTGTCCCACTGATCCAGGCTTGATGCCTCGCGTTTGTAGCCACATGCTGATCTGAGATTGAATCAGCTCGAGAGTCGGCTGTATGTCTACTTGCGGTTTTAACACGCCGATCTCTGGCTTTTTGTCTGAGTCTTCATTCGAGCGAAAGTGCCAGAAAGCGTTTGGTGATAGGGTCATCCCTTCGTTGTTTAAATCGATACCATACAGAATGCTAAAAGCTTGCATCATCACAGCAAAGTTAAGATCTGCAAGCATCACAGGAAGGAGCACAGACATTTTTTTGACGTCTGTGTCTGGCTTAGGAATGAGTAGATTCTTTGATCGATTTATATAGATCGCTGGAATTTTGCCAAAGACATTGACTCCGTCTTCGTTGTTTGACTCTGCCATGAGATCATAGCGAATCTTTTTATCTGAGTCGAAGATCATAAATTCGTCGTCTGTATATGTGTAGTAGACGTCCTTGTCGTAGCCGTCGCGGTCCTTGATGCAGTGAAAGGTGATAAGATGAGTCGGCTTGTTTGGCTGTACTTTGCTATCAGAATACACAGTGAACATGTCGCTTGATATGGATCGCAGCCCAGGTTTGCCTCGATACACATATGGCATGATGAGGTTGTTTTTATACAAATTGTAGAATTCATTTGAACCGTTCATCGTCGCGTTAAAGTCCATAGAGGTCTCATAGTAGCTAAGGAGCTCTTTGTCGCGATCGATTTGAGTATTCACGTATCTCATAGGTTGCTGCTGATAGATCTTCGATAGCTTGTCGACAAGGCGCTGTAGGATATTAATCGGCGGTATTCGCGACTTGGCTATGTCGAAGCTTTGAGCAGACAGCTGATTTTTGAGATCTTTGATAACAAAAGAAAGTAGATCTCCTTCGTAGATATTAAACAGATCTGCATTATGATTTATGGTGTTTCGTTGCGACTTGATGTGATCGTAGAGAACATCGACTTGATTAAATAAGCTCATAATTGAGTCATCCCCTGCTTTGTTTCAGTCTTCATCTTTTCGATTCGCATGATAGCATAGCCGATCGCCGTGGTTATATGCTGATAGTCTGGAGAGTCGTCTTCTACATATGTGCTGCCTTTCTTTAGCTTTGTGAGACGAAGACCCTTGTCAGATGTTGGCGCTGATCGATAAACAAACAGTCTTGTCTCTCCCTTGGCGTTGAGACAATATGCGTTGACGGTGTTGTGTCTTTTTTTGATCGGCGGGTTGGCGAGAGGAACTTTCATTTCGTAGTCGATGAATCCGCCTTTTTTTTGCTGATAGCCAGCCAGAAAGCTTTTGATGATGTCGTAGTCGCTGCGATTGTTGCGAGTGTCGCGGTTTTTTCCTGCTGCATCGCCCGCTATGTAGTACTTGACTGGATAATCGAGCAGACCTTTTCGAGCTAGCTGCTCACAATTTTCGAGTGTCCTTAATCCTTCTATGACCATTTCAGAGAAGATGTGAACAGAACCGCCGTGATCGACTTGCATGAGAACAGAACTAAGAGGCTTACCAAGAGAGATGTTAAAGTCGAAGCTAAGCCATATGGGTAGATCTCGATCTACTTTGTAGTCTGCATCGACATAGTTCTTTTCACTCGAGTAGCAGTGATAGACAGTCTCGCCAGCGATGCTTACCCAGCGACCGTAGATCATTCTCTCTGCCATCTTGGGATCCAGATTTTCTTTGAGTCCGTCTATATAGCTTTTTGGCAAGAAAGGATTCTGATCTGTGCGAGAGTAGAAGACTTTACGCCGCGCGTGCTTTGATTTGATAAAACGATCATACGCCCAATGCTCAGGGCCGTCTGGGTTCGTGCAACTTAAAATCCACGATTGCGGCACGTGTGGAAGACGCCCGACACGCATCGTGATCTCTGTGTATGCTTGACTCTCTTCAAGATCGTTCTCTGTAAGCTCTTCGATGATCGCAGCTGAGAGTTGCAGTGAGCGAAATTTTTTATATTTCTTATCACCCCAGGCGCGCGATGTGATGCGAGAGCCGTTGCAAAAGATGATCTTTGCCGTGTTGTATTTGATCCAGTAGTGCTTGCCCTCTTCGAGTCCCTTCGTGCCTTCAAGATGCTCGCATATCGTCGTGAAGATCGTGTCTTTAAGATCAGGAAGAGTACGGCGACCCAACAGCAGGTGCGCTCCTTTGTAGCTAAGAAGGTGCAAACATCCTAAGTGTGCTGCAAGCAGTGACTTCGCCGACCCCACTGAGCCGCTAAGAAGTATTTCAAGTATGCCCTTTGTGTAATCGTATTCTTTTCGCACATAGCGAATCACTTCGCGCTGATATGCGATAATGTCGGGATTAAACTCTGTTAAAGACGGCGTTGATCTTGACTGCTCTTCACTCATCGGGGTTATAGCTCAAATTGATAGTAACATTAGCTTGCTGCTCAGCTGGATTGTCTCGCCACTCTTTTGCAAATCGGCATTTCATATTGTAGATCCACACTGCCGAATTCCCGTGCTTTACTGATTTACTTCCTGTTGCTAGTCCATTGCCAACCTTCTCCCACCACGCTCGACACTCTTCGAATGCAATTCTTTTAGCATCGTAAAACCCTTGATATTTATGCTTATTTTCAGGTTTTGCCCATTTGTATATTGTCGCTCGATCGACACCGATGACGGTACCGAAAGTTTCAAAGCTAAGACCTTTGGCCATATGATCTATCAGCTTTTCGCAAAACTCTGGGCGGTACTTTGTTGGCCTTCCACCAAGATTTTTATATTTTTCGCTAGCTCTTTGTTTCTTATCACTCATCTCACTTGTCCCTTCTTGCATAGACTTTCATTTTATGATAGCCCGATCTTTTGAAGGTGTCTAATATCAAGTTGCAGTAGGCCTTCCAGCTGGCATTATTGCACTCCGTTCCAGAAAAGTTTTTCTTGCTTTGTCTTGGTCTTGTCTTGGGCGTCTAGTAAAGCTATTTTATCGACTTCGTAAACTTGCTTAAATCTATCGTCGGGCAAAGAGTATTCAGATATGTAGACAGGAAATTTCCTGGATGCTGCCCAATCATAAAATTCTTTATGATTAAATTTATTTAGATAGCCTCTTGTGCCACGGTAAGGAATATCACAATAAACTACACTATTATCTTGTATCTCAACGTCTCGATAATCAAGCGCTGTCATATTTAACCGCTGCAACCGCTGCAAACACTGCAACTGCTCCAACTGCTGCAAACGCTCCAACTGCTCCAACTGCTGCAAACGCTCCAACTGCTTGATATTCAAATATTTATATAAGCATTTTGGCAATCTATTCTTTGCTCGATACCACTCTATTTTCTGCCGCAAATACAATCGTTTTTTGTAAATTGTATTTACATTTTTAGGCCAGCTAGAAAATCCTAATGTGTTTTTTGCTAGGTCGTCAAAGCTGTCAAACACAACAGCCATGTGCATAGATTTTTTATAAGGCTCGATCTGAGTGCTAAACATAAAGTTTTTTTGATTATTTC